TAGCCGAAAATAGCCTTGTTATTCCCGTACCCTGCGGCGGCTAAAGCATTACGTGCACTTCCTACTCCAGTGGTGTCAGTGGCAACGACTCCTGAACTACTTACCAGATTAGTCAACGAAACATTCGAACTTGAGTACCCATACCCAAAAATCGCATAAGGATTACCACCACCACCACTACTGGCACCCATTAACGAACGCAAAGAAGAAAAAGCCATTATATATCCATGTCAAGACCTGCTGTGAAACCGAACCAAGTCGTGCCTGCATCAACTGTTATGAAGGCAAAAACATCAACATCAGCCGCACCCGATGACAGTGTCGGAGCAGTTGAACCGGCCCACTGGACAGATGCAGGCCATGTCACGGCCCTTGAACCCGACGCATCTTGAGTTAGTATCAGCGTGAACGAACACCCCGATCCGGACGCTGATGGGTTTGAAAACGTGAACGTCGTCGTCGCAACGGCTAAAGTTGCCGTGATTACATTGCCGTCCGTAATATCTATCGTTTGAGAAGCACCTGTATTGCCAATTGCATTCCCAGTTTCAGAGTAATCTTTGATGGTTGGACGTTGTAGAATTTTATCTGATAAATTTGTATTCCCAGAGCCATCGAACGTCAGCGCAACCACTCCACCGCTGTCCTCAATATTATTTCCGCCGACTTTAAAATCACCAGTAATGGAAACCAAACTTGTATCGCCTTCAATGAGAAGCTTTCCTGATCCGATATTCAGATCATCCCCAGCATCACTGCCAAGAACAATGGAAGTTGAAGTTCCTGGAGTAATGACAATGGTTCCATCTTCATTGATTTCAATCTTTGCAGATGCATCATCATTCTGGATTACAAGATCATTTCCTGTGTCTGGTTTAACAATTCTATCTGCCATTTTATGTAATCTCCTGAAGTCTGAAGTTCAGATTTTGGTATTCTGCTTCTGATGCTGAATATCTGGTTTGTGGTGGTTCTGGCATGAAGCAAAATCCACTATATTTGGTTTTTTCTGATTGTCCTGAAGGCATAGAATCCAGCACCAGAATTGGGAATGGTTTTGATCTGTATGCTCTGAAATGATTCACCAATGATTCTGCTTCAGACCTTGCCAGGATTAAAGAAACTGAATAGATCTGAGTGACATTCCTGGGTGTCTGCACATATCCCCCATCAATCAGTGGTCTTTTATAGGAAAAATCTGCAAAGGATTTCTGCATCCCAAACTGTGGATTGGAAACATTCAGAACAGATCCGACTTTGAAGATTCCCAGTTTTATTGGATTTAGAATTTCAGTCACTGCACCAGTTGAAACAGAACTGGATAATGTAATTGCACCAGAAGAAGTTCCATCCCCCACTATTTTGGTAATCTGGTAGGATGTCCCCCCAATTTTGACATGGGAACCAAGTAGAACCCCACCATGATTGTTGACATTGACAAAATTGGATGCACTTGCTTCCGTTCCATCCTTTGAAAATCTTCCAGTTGCCCCACTGTCCTGGGTCCAGTATCCGATATTGTCTCCACTGACTGCAGAATCTTTTCTGTCAGTTGATGATGTCAGTTGAATCGTTGCAGATCCTGCATTCAAAACAGTTCCAGAACCATTAAATTGAACAGTGGCATCAGTATCCAATCCAATCACCAGTTCCTGATTGTTGGATTGTCCATCACCAATGGTGATGTTGGCTTGAAGTTCCAGGGTGTTGGGTGCCCCTGTTATTGTATCCGTGCAAGTTGTGTCTGTGGTCACAGGACTGGATAAAACAGTTCCTGAAAACCCTCCAATTGATGCTTTTAAATATTCAGGTGGAAGCAGGTTTGTTGTTCCCAGTTTTAAAAAATCAATGCTGGAATAAGGATCAACATTCAATTCTGTAGATGTTCCAATTGCCACATCATCTGCAATGGTCAGAACTCCAACATCTGCCATCAGACCAAAAAGAAACACTGCCTTTGCTCCAGTGGAATAGGCAACTGTGATGGTTTCAGATGTCCCTGAAGAAATGAATGGTTTTCCTGGGTGGTCATCTTCAATATTTGCAACCCCATAACCTGACAAGGCACCAGTGGAAACTGAAGTGCTTAAAATGTTGTCTGATTGAATAAATTCCATTCAAGACCTTTCGATCAAGGTGATTGTTCCATCACCACAGAAAGTGCTTTTTTGACTATTTAAATCATAAATGATTTTTCTTACAAGCAATTGATCCACAGTCACTTTGTCGTTGTTTCTGGTGAATGTCAGATTATCCCCTGGAAGGATGGATGTGTTTATGTTGTCCAGGGTCACTGTCAGATAAATCTTTTTTTCAACATCAAGGATGGATGTCAAGTAATTCAATTGCTGACCAGTTGAATCATGCACTTGTTCTGTTGCTATTATGGAACCCGTTGGCAAATTAGAATTTAAAATGCCAAGAGTCTTTTCACTTTCGATGTATTGATAATTATCACCTGCAAGGGTTCCTGATTCATTCCTTGTTTTAAAGTTGCAAACAACTGCCTTTATAGGGTTTTTAAAAGTATAGTTTGCATCTGTTATTTCATAATTATCCAGGGCAGTTGCAGAAGGAATGTTTGCACGGTCAATAAGATAGGAATTCAATGCAGAATCTGTCGCAGATGTATATCTGACATAGAACTGATGATTGGTATTTTTACAAACAAAATCCAAGAAATCCTCGATGGTTGTATCTTCTGAATATTCAATCATTAAACCTGCAAGAACACTATCATCAGAGTTAGGTGCCTTGGTTGCAGTGCATGGAGAATAAAGAAGGTCAACCAGATCAAAAACTGTTTTATATGTCACAACAGTTTCGACAGTAATAGTCCCATCATAGGCGGCCCCATCGGATCGTTTATATGACTTTGTAGCCAGTGTGAAGTTGGATGTTTCATCAACCCCATCAATGTATATTTTGAAATTTGATCCCGTTGCGGGATACCAGTTATTGAATGGGGTGAAAAAGTAATGTCCATAAAACCCATCCTGATAATAGTGATTTCTAGGTATTTCCCTTTTTGTTGAACCAGTGGAAAATGCAACATATGGAACAGTCAAAATTTTATTTAAAACACACTGTGTTCCTGACCCTGAATTATAGGTATTGGTGACCACCCTCGGGGTTGCAAAGGATGCAGATGTAGAATCCAGGTTGATGCTTATATTGTTTCCTGATGTTGCAGTAACCAGATATTGAGTATTTGCAATGACAGGAGAAAAGGTATTATTGACAGTTATAAAGTCCCCCACTGCAATCCAATCTGATGCTGTATTGGAACCCATTTCTCGATTGTCCACAGTCAGGATGGTTGGATTTCCTGCAGTCAATGAAGAAACAGAATAGCTTCCAATACTTCTTTGATTGCTTAATGCAGAATATTTTGCAAATTCAAACAGATCAAAAATAAGGGCATTTTCTGAAATATTCCTCACCACTGAATATCCATACCATAAAGCAACCTTGTCACCTTCAGGTTCCCCAGGATGGATGGCTGTAATGAATTGTTGATCAGGATTGGTAATCAATGAATTCCAGTTTGTGGCATATCCAAAAGGATGTTCTGAATTATCAGGGTCATTGGTCAAGGTCAACTGCCCTGCCTGGGTTTTCAGAAATCCTTCACCAGACCATTCAATTCTTGGAAGGGATTGAACAAACGGATTATAGAAATTAGAACCTGTAAAACCTTGGGTTGCCATAAAATAGTCTGAACCTGAAATGGTCATTTTCACTGTTATAATTACTGATTCAGTCATCCTGCCAAGATCCCTGCCAATTCTGGGTTTCCTGATCTTTCAGCCTTGTTTGTAACTGAAGAAATATAGGAATGAAGGGGCAGTTTCACTTGTCCTTCCATGTCCAAATAGACTGATACTTCAACCTGATCTGATCCACCAAATGAACCATTGTTAACAGAACTCATGAAGTCAGATCCATATCGATTGACTGCACTCCTGGACATCACAAATTCCCCACCTTCCAGGTTGGCATTGACTCCACCCCCTGTATGCCCTGGACCGTATATCTTCCCCCCATATGGATATTTTTGGAACAATCCCCCTGCACCCCCTGGGGTCAAGGTTTCGATGTAATCCAAAAATACTTGAATATCCAATCCAGCTTCTTTTAGAAGATTTGCAACTGCAGTAATATCAGTCACCAAATCCTTTTTGGCTTTTCCACCTTCAAAGTCTGCCCTTAACGAATCTTTTATCATCACTGTTAATCCACCACTTGCCTGATTCAACAAATCAGTGTTGGATGTAATCACTGATGATGCATCTGAAATGCTTTTTGTTAACAAGGCAATAATTCCATCATCACCTGTAAGTTTGCCTAATTCTTTAAAGGCAAGTGAACCTGATACCACAGCTTCATAAATCTCCATTCTTCGATTCCAACTAACTTCACTTTGTGGCCTGAGTATATCTTTAAAAAGTTTTGATAAAAATGCATCAGACTTAATGATAGCAATTTTTTGGTCGTAGTTGGCTTGAGTATTAGCATTTCCGATTGCAAGTAACTTTTCCAGTACTGCTTTTTGTGATTTTGCTGTTACTAATTCTGGTTGCCCTTTTGTTACAACCCCTGTGGCTTTTTCAATAAGTGTATTATAATTCTTTAAGGGTCCACGAATAAAACCCTTCAAGGTCATAAACATTTCTTTCTGCAGATTGGTGAAACCTTCCTGTTCCAGTGCATCAATGTAACTCGTGACAGATTGCTTGAATGCATCCGTTGCCCTTCTCATTGCTGTGATTTTATTTGCCATGATTGCCAACATATAATTTTGATCAGCAAGGTGTCTTAAATATCCACTGTTCAGTCTTTTTGCTTCTTCTTTATTCTTCTGATAATCCCTTTCAATTTTGGCAAGTTCCAACAAATCTGAAGTCGCATAGTTCAAGGTATCTAAATAATCTTTCTGGGTGTCATTCAACTCTTTTGCATAGTCATTGATTTGTTCCAAGGATGTTTTTGCTGAACTGAACCCAGTGTCAATGTCTCCAAGAAATGAAAAAATTTGATCAATCCCTTTTCCAATTCCTGAAAATAATTTATCAATGACCCCCATTACTTTTTTGGAAGACATTGCAAATTTGACCAGGATTGCAACCCAGTTAGTATCAAAGGTTGCTTGTAATGCCCCTTTGACTTCAATCAACTGAAAATTCATTGCTTTGAAAAACCTGGATGCACTGGCACTTGCATTCTGGATTCCAGAAAATAATGCCATTGCAACTTCATTATTTTTCCCCTTTTGTTTTTCAAGTTCTTTTGTTTGGTCTTCAGTCAATTCCTTTGCAATTGCCAAAGATTTATTTTGTGCAAGTTGAACCCTGGCAGTTTGCCTTGCCCCTACCAATTGTTCTGCCTGTTCCTTGGTTAATCCTTTGACAACCCCCAAACTTTCCCCTTTTCCTTCCAGGTCTTTCAGGGTCACTTGGTAAAGCTTTTCATCAAGTTGCAAAGTTGTTTCAGAAATTCTCATTCCTGCTTCTGCTTGGTCTTTTGCTAATTTGGTATTTTCTAAATCTTCAACAATTAATTTGGAAGTTTTTGTTACTAAATCTAAATTGACTTTTTTGTGTTTAATTTCTGTTATGGAATTATACTGCATCTTTCCTTCGATCCCATGTTGCTTATTCTTTAATTTTAAAATTTCAGCTTCTTTCAATTTTATTGATTTTCTTATTTCATCGATGGTCATGAATATGTTTGCAGTTGCACCATGTCCCTTGTTTAGGATTGCTAAATCAAGGTTTGCATTTCTGATTTCCTGGTCAACTTCATTCCATGCCTGAATTAATCCATCCATGTCCAGACCCTTTTTCAGATCCCCACCTTTATGGAAAACTTCTTCTGTGACTAAACCAATATCTTCAAGTGCCTGTATGAATTCCCTTGCACCCAAAACAATGTTGGCAAAAATACCCCTTCCCATTTTACTTACTAGATTCATTGAATCATTGTAGTCCTGAATAGCTTGAACTGCTTCGTCTCCCATGATCCCATTTAAATCCTCCAATTCCTTCCCAAGTTCTTTGATTCCAATACTTCCTTGTTCTAATAAAGGAATTAACTCAACACCTGATCTTCCAAAAAGATCACTGGCAAGTTTGGCCTTGGTTGCCATGTCTGTTTCTTTATCAAGTGCATCTACCACTTCCATCAAAATTTCAACAGTGGGTCTTGTTACACCATTCAAATTCTTTGTTGAAATCCCCAATTGTTCAAATGCTTCCTTCTGCAACTTCATTCCTGAATTTGCTTCCCCAATGGTTCTGGCAAACTTTTGTAAACTTTTGTTTAATGCTTCAGTTGAAACCCCTGACTGTTCCCCTGCAAACTGCAATTTCTGAAGTGCTTCAGAACTGATCCCAATCTGAATGGCAACCTTCCCAATTCTGTCACCCACTTCAAGCATGTTTTTTGTGAAACCTACCAATGCCCCAACACTGGCAATTCCTGCCAGGGCACCCATGGCACCCTTTAGCTTATCAAAACCCTTTTGGGTCTTTGAAACAGACCTGTTCAGGGATCTGAAAGCAGTCTGGGTTTTGTCCTTCCCATTGAAGGTGAAATCAAGTGTATTTGCCATCTAACCCATTGAAATCATTAGGATCGATCCTATTTCTTGGTTCTTGATTCCTTGATCCTGAAATATGCCAACCACCCGATTATTTGAACCCTGGGCATCAGCATTACTTCATCCAAAGTTCTGTTTAATGCTTCTGCTAATTGAAACATCAAAAACAGTTCAGGATCATCGATCAGTTTTTTTCCAGTTCATCCATGGAATCATCATCTCCAGACATATCACCAACAATTCTGGAAATGACTTCTGGATCAACTTTTTTCATCAACTCAGTTCTGTTGGCTTGTCTGAATATTCTGTTTCCATCTGCATCCAGGGCACGTTCAATCAAGGCCATGACAATTGCTTCTGCCTTTTTCCCTTCATCTGAAAGCTTCAGGATTTTTTCCTGTTGCAGAAAATTCAAGGAAGACTTGTAGTAGATTTTTGAAGGTTCCCCATTGATTTCCCATTCAGGGACTTCAAGAACCCTCAAACCTCCTGCAAGCCTTTCCCTGAAGTGTGACTTTGCACTGTCTAAAATTTCCATATTCCCTTCCCTTTTTTAGTTATCAAATGGTTGCAGATGTAATTCCACCAGTTCCTTGGAAACTGAAATTGGCAGAAACAATTGCACCAATTGCATTGGATCTGGAAATGCCTGTGATCAGGGCAGTTCCGTAATACTCGATGTCTCCCGAATCTCCACCTTCAGGATACAAATGCAGACTGACTGATGCCCCATTGGTCATGGCACCCTGTCCGGTTGAATCTGTCTCATCGTAAAAACAATCGATGGAACCAGACCATGAAACCAGATCTGCCACATAGCTTCTTGCTGAATTGCTCAAAGCTGTTGTTTCAATGGTGTCTGCAGTTTCATCAAAACTGAATCCTGTGACTTCTGCCACAGTATTTGATCCAATCTTGACCAGACCTTCTGAACCTTTATGAGTTGCCATTTTCCTTTTCCTTTTCTGCTACAGGTTTTGATTTAGAACCACCAGATTTGGTGGATTTTTTAGAACCCTTTTCAGGTTCTGCCAATGTCCATCCCTTACGTTCCATTTCTGAAACTTTAGTAGGATGAACATCAATGTCATCAGTTCCTTTTAATGTCATGATCATGGGTTTCCTTTACATGGTTGTGTATCTTGTCCAGGCACCTTTCTTCTTCAACACCTCCTTGAAATGCATTGCAAATTCCTTCTTCATAATCCTCCTGGTTTTGTCTTTTACCACCTGTCCGAATTCATAAGTCTTGTTATATTTGGTGGATCTGTTCCAGGAAATAAGCATTTTCATTTTAGGATTTTTTTTAGTCCCCATCCTTTTCCAGATCCCATCCCCACCTGATCTTTTTGCACCCCTTGGAACCCCTGAAAAGTATTTGGAATCATCCCCCAGGAATTTGCTTATATTATCTCTTTTGATATTCCCGAATTTGTTGGTCTTATAGTTCCTATCAATTGGAACAGGAATGGAAGATTTCTTGGGAATTCTTACACCCCCCAGGTTCAACCTGGACATATATTCTGCAGGAAGAATTCCTGCACCCCTGGCAGGTTTTCCAAATGATTTGGAAACAAACCCCACCTTGGATTGAAGGTCATTCTTGTCAGTCTTTTCAACCTGGATTCCTTTCAAAGTGTATGGAGTTGGCATATGAACTTGTTTGGGCAGATTGCTTTTCAATGCCCTTTGACATTCAAAGGCAATCCCATTCAGGGTGTTTCTCATGATCGATGGCAGATGCTTCCTTTGGGAATCCCTCAGATATTTACTGAAGTTTTTAAAATCCCCCTGAAAATTGATGTTCATCATCTGGCAACATCTGGGCTTTGTGCATTAGTAAAATATTGGACAGCAAAAAGCATGGTCACATATCCAACAGGTTTGGCACCTGAAGAATCATAGGAAATTTCAGTGGATGAAATGTATAGATCCTTTGCCAATCCATTGACTGTTCTATCTGATGCCAGGGCAACTTCAACTTCCTTGCAGATGTTGTCCACAACCCCATCAAAATCAGAATTGCTTTCACAATATCCCTGAACAATTAAAGAAAGATTTCTTTCTAATAAACGATCTGGTCCAAGTCTTACAGGTTCAGATTCTTCTGATGTTGTATATACGAGCAACCCTGGAAGATCACCTGATTCCAAAGGATAAATCCTGGATTCAAAAATATTT